ATTGCTGCGGCAGGTGGATCCGATGATGCCGGTCAAGCAGGTGCATGCGACGCGGGGCAAGGGCGCGCGGGCAGAACCCGTTTCTGCGCTTTATGAGCAGGGGAAGGTGTTCCATGGGCCGGGGCTGGCGGATCTGGAGGCACAGATGTGTCTGATGACGCCCAGGGGCTATGAGGGAGCAGGCAGTCCGGATCGGGCGGATGCGCTGGTTTGGGCATTGAGTGAGTTGATGCTGGAAAAACCGCCGGGTCGGGGCAGGCCGGGCGTGAGGAGTTTGTGATAACCATCTGAGAAGGGCGCCTTTGGGCGCTCTTTTTGTTTTGTGAGTTCGAGACGGTGTGTTTGGAGTGTTTCTGCTTTGGGGCGGTTTCGAATTTTTAGGGAAATAGTCAATAAAACATGGTGTTTGCGCGGTGTTGCGCGCCCTGCGTACGCAGCTGTCAACGGTCGTAAAGGCCTGATGCGTAAGTTGCTTTTCAACGGCGGGATGATCCGCCCGGTGCGGCAGATCAGCCGTCGGTGAGGAAAAGGAGCGAGACGCATGGTATTCGATTTTCTGCGACGTGCGGCAGAGCCGGAAGCGGCACCTGAGGCCAAGGCTTCGGCGACGGGGCGTGTGGTGGCGCATGTGAGCGCGGGCCGTGTGGCCTGGACACCGCGCGATACGGTATCGCTGACCAAACAGGCGTTTTCTGGTAATCCGGTGGGTTTTCGTGCGGTCAAGCTGATCGCGGAAGCGGCGGCGGCGCTGCCATTGGTGTTGCAGGATGCCGAGACCCGCTACAGCGATCATCCGGTGTTCAAGCTGATCAATGCGCCCAATGCGGCGCAGGGGCGGGCGGAGCTGCTGGAGGCGCTTTATGGGCAGATCCTCTTGTCGGGGGATGGCTATGTGGAAGCGGTCAGCGGTGATGCGGGCGTGCCGTTTGAGCTGCATGTGCTGCGTTCTGACCGGATGCGTGTTGTGCCGGGAGCAGATGGCTGGCCGGTCGCATATGAATATGCGGTGGGCAATCGCAAACATCGTTTCAATGTGACGGGTCCGGTGTCGCCGATCTGCCATGTGAAGAACTTCCACCCTCTGGATGATCATTACGGGCTGTCGCCCCTTCAGGCGGCGGCGCAAGCAGTTGATGTGCATAATTCGGCCAGCCGCTGGACCAAAGGGTTGCTGGACAATGCGGCGCGGCCCTCGGGGGCGGTGGTTTACAAGGGGGCTGATGGAGATGGCCACCTGAGCAATGAACAGTATGACCGTCTGGTGTCTGAGATGGAGGCGCATCATCAGGGTGCGCGGAACGCAGGCCGTCCGATGTTGCTGGAAGGTGGGTTGGACTGGAAGCCCATGGGGTTCTCTCCGTCGGATATGGAATTCCAGAAAACCAAAGAGGCGGCTGCGCGGGAAGTGGCTGTGGCCTTTGGTGTGCCGCCGATGCTGTTGGGGATCCCCGGTGAAGCGACCTATTCGAATTACGCGGAAGCGCATCGGGCGTTCTATCGCCAGACGGTGCTGCCTCTGGCCAGCAAGGTGGCGCAGAGTCTGGGCCGGTGGCTGTCTGGTTATGTGGGCGAAGAGCTGGAGTTGAAGCCGGATCTGGATCAGGTGCCTGCATTGGCGTCGGAACGGGATGCGCAGTGGAACCGGGTGATGAAGGCGGATTTCCTGACCTCGGCTGAGAAGCGCCAGATGCTGGGCCTGCCGCCTTTGAGCGAGGATGAAAGCGATGTCTGAGATGCGCGCGCGGTCAGAGGCCTTTGCCTGTGCGCCAGCGCTGCGGCTGGAGGCACATGAGCGGGTGGCCAAGCTGCATTACGACCAGTTCAACGACAAGCTGGCGCGTCTGGAGACGCTGCTGGAACGGCTGGAAAAGCGGCTTTGGCTGACGGTTTACGGCGTGGCTGGGGTGATCCTGGCTGAGGCTTTCCAAGGTTTGATGAATGCTGCGCCCTGAGCGCCGGGATGAAAGGACAGATGATGGATCTGGAACATAAATTCTGCCGCTTTGACGCGGATATCACCGTTGAGGATGGCACCAAGATCGAAGGCTATGCCAGCCTGTTTGGGGCCTGTGATCAGGGCGGTGATGTGGTGACCAAGGGCGCCTATGCGCAGTCGCTGAAGGCGCTGGAAACAGCGGGGCGCGGGGTGAAAATGCTGTGGCAGCATGACCCGGCGCAGCCCATCGGCATCTGGGATGAGGTGCGTGAAGATGACAAGGGCCTTTATGTCAAAGGCCGTCTGCTGGATAGCATCGAGAAGGGTCGCGAAGCGGCGGCGCTGATTGAAGCGGGCGCGATTGACGGGCTGTCGATTGGCTATCGCACGGTGAAAGCCAGCAAGAATGACAAGGGCCAGCGGCTCTTGAAGGAACTGGAGCTTTGGGAGGTGTCGCTGGTGACCTTCCCGATGCTGCCCAGTGCGCGGGTGGCGGCCAAGGGGGAGAGCCCCGAGGAGCAGGACCTGCGTGAATTGGCACAGACCCTGGAAGGGCTGCGCCTGAACCTGGCGGGCGACTGACGCGCGCCACTCATAGGGGACTAAGACCATGAGCACATCCGAGACCAAGTCTCGGACCGGAGAAGACTTGTCTCCGGTCACCCGAGTGAGTGCCGCGATGGCGGGACTGATCGGGGACTTCAAGGCCATGCAGGCCGACCTTCAACAGAAGCTAAACAAACAGGAAGAGCGACTGACCATGCTTGATCACAAATCTGCCGTTGCGGCGCGCCCCGCATTGTCGACCAATGTTGCGGTTGAAGCCCCGCATCAGAAGGCCTTTGACGCCTATCTGCGTTCGGGCGACGACGATGGCCTGCGCGGCCTGGAGCTGGAAGGCAAGGGCATGTCCACAGCCGTGAATTCGGATGGTGGTTATCTGGTGGATCCGCAGACTTCGGAGGGCATTCAGGGCCGTCTGGAGGCCAGCGCGTCAATCCGTGCGATTTCGAATGTGGTGAACGTTGAGGCCACGGCCTTTGACGTACTGATCGACCAGAACGATACGGCGGCTGGCTGGGCCACTGAGACCGCGAATGCGGCTGAGACCGGCACGGCGTCGATTGACCGTATTTCGATCCCGCTGTTTGAGCTGAACGCGATGCCGAAGATTTCGCAGCGTCTGCTGGATGACAGTGCCTTTGATGTGGAAGGCTGGCTGGCGACCCGTATCGCCGACAAGTTCATCCGCGCCGAAGCGGCGGCTTTTGTGAACGGTGACGGCAACGACAAGCCGCGCGGGTTCCTGAACCACACGCAGGTGGCGGAAGACAGTTGGTCGTGGGGCAATCTGGGCTATATCACCACCGGTGTCGCCGACAATATCGACAACGGCGATTCCCTGATCGAGCTGGTTTACACGCTGGGTGCGAATTATCGTGCGAATGCGGCCTTTGTGATGAACTCCAAGACCGCTGGTGCGCTGCGCAAGCTGAAGGATGCGGATGGCCGCCATCTGTGGGCGGATGGGTTCTCGGCGAAGGAACCGGCGCGTCTGCTGGGCTATCCTGTGCTGGCGGCGGAAGACATGCCCGACATTGGCGCGGACACCACGCCGATTGCCTTTGGTGACTTCTCGAATGGTTACACCATCGCCGAACGCCCGGACATCCGTGTTCTGCGTGACCCGTTCAGCGCCAAGCCGCATGTGCTGTTCTATGCCTCGAAACGTGTGGGTGGTGATGTGAGCGACTTTGCAGCGATCAAGCTGCTGCGCTGCTCGGCCTAAACCCAAACCAGATAAGGGGCGGGCAGAAGTCCGCCTCTTGTGAGGGCGCGCGCGTTTACGTTGTCCAGCCGTCCCCTCCGTCCGAGCAGCGTAGGCGGCGCGCGTCCGCCAGCCCGGGCGGCAGGACCCAGGATTTCGGGAGAAGAAACATGATGTTGGTGGAAGAAACTCAGGTGCCCGAAGCGGCGCTTCCGGTGGCAGAGCTGAAACAGCATCTGCGTCTGGGCAGCGGCTTTGCGGAAGACGATGTGCAGGACCCGGTTCTGAAGTCCTTTTTGCGGGCGGCGCTGGCCGCCATTGAGGCGCGCACCGGCAAGGCGCTGATCCAGCGCAGCTTTGTGGTGACGGTGGATCGCTGGCGCGAGGCGACCGGGCAGTTTTTGCCAGTGACGCCGGTGCAGTCGGTGACGGATGTGTCGATCATTGATCAGTTTGGGGTTGAGGCAGAGCTGGACAGTTCCGCCTATCGT